CGCCCAGGAGTAGTCGAAGTCCATGATGATCGGCGTGCGCTCGCTCAGGTTGCCTGACTCGCGCTGGGAGAGTTCCCACAGCTCGATGCTGTACTTCATCATCAGCTCGTCGGCCTTCGCCATGAACACCTGGCGCTCACCTTCGAACTCAGACGACTCGGCCTTGGCCATCAGACCTGCAATCTTACGCAGTAGATCATCCTTTTTACTGGATGTCATTTCGGTACCCTCCTTTTGGGTTTACAGAACGCATACTCTTATGCGCTCCCGCCCTGAAGCTAGTCAGGGCGGCAGAGCACTCCGCTCTACTTGCTCTTCTTCACCCGGTAACGATCACCGGATTCTGCTTCACAGGTGGAAGCGTACTTCTGAAGAGCTTCTTGCAGAAGGTCGAAGACAATCTCGGCATCACAGTCAAAGATGCCGATAGCTTCGACCTTGACGACAACGACGGGTTCGTCATTGTCGGGGTAGTCGTCAGCGATCACTTCGATCTCTCCGAAGGGCCGCATATTCATGCGGGCTTCGTAGAATCGACGCTGACGTGGGCTTATCTTGCTAGCACTCACTGATGTTCCCTCCTAGTAGTGACTCCGCAGGAACTCAGCAACCGCGTCCACTTGCCTTTTGTGGCTGCTGTAGACGAACGGGCTGTCAGGACCGGGCTTCAGGTAGAACTTGCCGTCACCACCCCAGCCACGCGGGACTTCGGTGATGTAGGCTTTTGAGCTTGGCCCTTCGATCACACGGTAGCAGGAAGTTGGCGCCTTCGGGAACTCCTTGTCCCCGTAGATGTACTCCAACTTCCCGACCGTGACTCCAGCCTTCGCGAGGGCATCGATCTGATAGCGTTTCATCGCAGACCGATCGCTTCCAGATAAGCGGCGTACACAGACAACACCGCTTTCTTGGTTCGCGGGCCGTCGTACGGGACTCCAGCCTGCCTCAGCAGCTCGATTGCCTGGTTCATAGGGCTTTCGCGCCACTTCGGGCCGGTCGGAGCTTCGACCTCCATCTTCAGCTTGTAGTACACCTGAAGGAGAAGAAAGGCCCTGATCTGATTCGGCTGGTCGAGGATGAAGTCAGTCACGAGTCTTCCCTCACGAGCACGACTTCAGCGGCATGCACGATATGTTCCTTGCCGGCCGCTGGGCCGTTCGTCGCGATGAACTTGATCCACTCGAATCCCAGCTCATCCCGAAACACTTCCGCACCTGCCTTCGCGAACAGAACGGTCTCCATTGCGCTGAAGTAGACGCGGATCGAGTAGTTGAGCTTGATGTTGCCCCGCTGCTCCAGATCGGAGAACGGAGGCTCATTCGAATAGGTGCTCATGACGCCTGCTTCCAGTACTCGCTCGGAGTCCTCATGATCGTCCAGGGATTGGACATCTTCATGATGAGGAACTTCGTCCGCTGCGGGTACTTCTTGTACTGGACCAACTTGACCCAGTCGTCAGCATCGTCTGAACTGTCAAACGGTCCCCAGACATCCGTCTCCTCATCGGGATCCGGAAGCAAGAGGATTGTCGTTATGACGATCCACATACGGTACCCTCCTTTTCGTTTTGGAGCTTACACCACGTAGGCTCCAGACCCCATCCCCACCGCAGAAGGGATGAGATCTGCGGCCTACTTGGCCGCGTTCTTGCAGTCCCGACAGAACCTCATCAGGCCTTCGATGAAGCCCAGTACTGCGCAGAATAACAAGAAGACCAGGATCACGACGACGAAGACGCCGCCGATCACCAGCCAACTCTGCCATACGTTCATGCCTTCCCGCTCCAATCGGCGGGCTGGTAGGCAATCTGCATTCGCCGAATCTCGTCCGAGACGCCGGTGTCGAAGGCGTCGCAGTACACATCGTACAGATGCGCTTCGCCATCGTCACCGTAGTGCTCGATCTCCTCCATGCAGATCTCTTCCCAGTTCGGGTCGTCGGCAAACTCGCCGTTGACCCTGTAGTCTGGGAGCTTGTCGAGCACTTCGGGATCACCGTCCTCGATCCCCTGAACGAGGTCGCTCAGGACCTTGTACGGATCCTCGGTGTTCCCGTCAACGAGCCAGGAAGCCGCGGCTACGCCGTCGTCATGACCGCGCTGCCGGATGGCCTGCTCGTTCTGATTCGTGTGGGTGAAGTCTTCCAGACGAGACTCGTAATCGGCCATCGCCTCGGTGATCTGACGGTAGTAGTGTCCATAGGAACAGGATTCCACCGTCTGCAGCCGATGAATACCATCAGCATCGGCTTCGAACGTCACCCAGCGGATCCATGTCACGAAGTGCTGACTTACGTACTCACTCGTCAAAGCGAGCACGATGGTCTTCACAGTCACCGTGTCATTGTCCTTGTCCTCGGTTGTCTCCAGGATCTCCTGACGGAGCATCGTGCAGCCGCCGTTGAACCTGTAGCCAGGTCTTCCAAGATACATCGGTACCCTCCTTTTCGTCAGAGCATTATCGCTCCGGCCCTCCTCACTGGGAGGGCCGCAACCTACGCTCGGAAGTAGATGGGACGTTCTTCCTGCTTGAAGGTGCGTTTCACTTTCAGCCAGACGAGATCGTCCACGCTGATGTGCTCTTTCCTCGCGATCATCCAGTCGAGGAAGATCTGGCGAGCTTGATTCAGCCCGTCAGCAACTACGAGGATCGAGTACGTGTTCTTGTACTGACAGGCGTAGATCTGCCCTTCGAGCACGGGCATTCTACTGCCCGTCCGGGAAGTTCAGACGCCACAGCTCCGCGCCAACCGATGCGTAGATCGTATCGAGTGGCCCGGTGACGGTGAGTTCCCTGCCTGACGGTTCCTGGTACATGCGCTTCTCGTACAGCTCAGCGATGTAATGTCCGTTCGGCCGTTTCTTGAGAGAGCGCAGCTTCCACCCCATAGCGGCAGCGGAGTTAGCAACTCTTTCGCGAGTAGCTGAGGCGTCCAGGGCCATCAGTCCACCGTCCAGCCGTCGTCGAGCAGAGCGTCGATGTCCTGGTAGACGATGTTCTCGTCAACCACGTTCGCGAAGATCAACGCCAGATAGACAATCGGCTGAACTGCGTCGTCGTGAGTGCTTCCGTTGAAGACGAAACCGCAGTTGGGACGGTCTCCTTGCGGAGTCCGCTTCAGCGGCAGTCTCGGCCACATCGGCCAACGATTGGGATCAAGGATCATATCCTTGTCCTGTTGACGGCGTTCGGGCGTTCCTGGGAAAGCCAGTTTGAACCCATTTTCCATCGGTACCCTCCTTCGGGTTGTTCGGTGTCAGTTTTCTGAGCACCGGATGGCCCGCAGTTACGCGGGGCCACCGCTACTCAGTTCTTGGCGACGATCTGCACTGAGTCGAAGTCGATCTCGTCAGTGACGACGGTCATCTTGATGTCCCCGTCCTCGTCCTTCGTGAGGTTGAGAACGAACTTCAGGGTGTCGTTGATGATCACGTCCACGACAATCGCTTCTGCGCCGGGTTGGTCCCAATGGATCATATCGAGTTCCAGCAGGTACTGATCGACAATCGCCATTACTCGATGTCCAGCTGGTCGTCCGTGACCCAGAACTGGCCGAGGCCCATCCCGAGCGTCGGGGCTACGCGGTGAATCTTCCAATGTTCCACGCAACCGTGAGCCCAGGGTCCCAGATTCGTCTTGAAGTCATACGGACCGAGATTGGTCTCACCTTCCAGAACGCAGAAGTCGCAGTTCGGGATGAAGTCCACCCGAATCACCTGATGTGGGATCAATTTTACTGCCATTCGGTACCCTCCTTTGTAGGGGTTTGGAATCCAGCTTATTCTGAACTCCGGGAAAGGTAGTTGCTAGCTACCCTCCCGCAACTCAGAGCTTCTTGACCTTCTTCGCGGCGTCCTTGAACGCCATCGCGATCCCGGTGTAGCTCTCGGTTGCGACGATTGCCGCTTGGATGAGCTTCTCACTCGCCATTATTCCTCATCCTCCTTCCACATGATGTCCCAGCAAGGATCGCAGGTGCCGGTCATGAGGATTTCACGCTCGCTTGAGGTCAGACCAGGAAGCAAGTCCTGAATCTTTCCCTCGCGATTGAGCCAGGCACGGTAGGCGTCAATGTTCACCGTGACAAGGCTTACCTTCCCGCAAATCGGGCAGGTCTTGGAGACCGTTGTCTCTTCTTCCATTACGAGCGCCCCATCTCGAAGTCGGCGTACCAAGTGGGCATCGTCGTCCACTTGATCAGCATGAGGTGGTAGCACATCAGCCTGCCGTTCAGCACTCGCTTATTCAGCGGGGGCTGAGTTGCGACCCGGCGGCTCGCGAATGAGCCTTGCCGAGGCTTGTAGGCTTTTGGCATTTCGATACCCTCCTTTATTGCTTTACCGCACCCAATTGGGTACGGGGAGACGAGCGTTTGCACGCTCGCACCCCCTACTCAGTTGGTCGGGAAACTCCACTGCTCCGGAATTGCGCCGATCTTCTTGAGATCGAGCATCAGCCGGTAGGCAGCGCCGAGCAGGTCGTTGAAGTCGTCCATCGTCAGGCCGTCTTCTTCACTCAGACGCGACCTCTTGACCGTTCCGTGCCACTCTTCCATCGCTTCGTCAGGCGGCATCGCGAAGGGCGGCAGCTCCCACCAGGTATTGGTTCCTTTCACCCGGTATTGGACGCTTTCGCGGGTGCCTTCGCCGCCTTGCGGAACGTCGTAGTACATCTCCCAGACCGTTCCTTCGTCAGGATCAGTCCATTCGAAGTAGTTAGACATTCTCGCTCACCCCGTCGTTCGTGAAGATCAGGTGAACGCTGTCCCCGGTTGAGAGCTTCTGAACGAGAAGGCAATCCTCGAACATCTCAACCGCCTGTTGCGGATCGTCCGTTTGCATCGCGACTTCTTCATCTTGATGCGAATCGGTGACGATCACTAGCCAACGTCCCTTGAGGACGCGCAGATGATCGGCTTTCACTTCGGTACCCTCCTTTATTGCGTTTCAGTAGCCAGATGACTACCCGCCCCCTCTGTCATTCTTTTGAGGGGGCGGCTAGGCTCAGCTAGTCGAGCACGATCAACTGCGCGGGATCCACCGCCGAGTCAATCGCAGCCGCGTCCGATTCCAGATCGTACGCGACGGACAGCAAGTAGGTGCCGTCCTTCTCCATCTCAGCTGCTTCCTTCCCGATCACCGTTCCTTCCCACTTGAAGGTCAGGTGCGCGACCTTATCGCCCACCGAGATGAGCGTTCCGGTTGCGTCCGTCCCGACAGGACTATGAGCGTAACTCCACTCGTCGAAGTCCGCAAGGACCTGAGCGGCGTCGTAGCCATACGGGTGAACGTTGAGTTCCCACATCGAGTTGAACGCCTTCACGAGAACCGGCTCAAGTGCGTCGCAGCCGGCATACGCTTTCCAGGTCCGTCCTTCAGGATCAGGATCCTCGGTCTCACGAACGATCTCTGAAAGCCAGTGAATAATGGCCTTCAGCATATCGAGGTCGGCTTTCTTCAGACCACCTTCTCCGCGAATACTTGTCATATTGGAGAAGTGATACATCGATGCGACTTCCAACCCGTTACCGGGTTGCGTATCGCGATACTGATCTGAGCCGACTTCGTTGTCGAGGTACGATTCAAGAGCGTGCCTCTTGACCTCCTCGGAAAGCTCGTTGAGCTTCATTCGGTACCCTCCTTATTGGGTTATTGCTATTGCCTTTCAGCAGTCAGATGACTACCGGATGGGGTAGGTCGATTGCCTACCGCCACCGCTAGTCAAATGAAGCGTTCAGAGAGCGGGTAGCGCCGCGCCTGCTTTGCGCGGAACTTGCGCTCGTAGCCAATAACATTCCAGAGGTAAATCCGGAACATCATCGATTCGTGACGCCGCGGGTACATCTCGCGGATAGCTTCCATATACATGCGGTACCCTCCTTATTGGGTTATTGCTGGGTTACGGCTTCTTGATCTTCGGGAGGCAGGTGAGGCAGAAATGCCCCGTACTTGTCCCGAAGCGCGTCTTGAACTTCACTTGTCCTAGCGCCGCGTTCCGGGGGCATCTCTGTTTGGATTCCGGGTCGCGGTAGTTGCACTGAACGTTAGGGAAGGTCACGTGCGGTTTTGCCTTCCGCCCGAGCCCTCTTGATTCGTAGGAGTTGCGCTCGCTCTTGGGTCCGGCTTGCGCTTTCATTCTCCTGCGATACGCCTTAGTTGCTTCGTCCATTTCGGTACCCTCCTTTTTGGGGGCGATTTGCCGCCCCATTGAGGGGAGCGCGCTCGCAACTGGGTCGCACCTCTTGCGAGTAGAGGACGGATTGCGGCCCGACGCGCCTCCCCTCAATGGGACGGACGTGACCTTTCTTTTGGTCGCGTCCGCCCCGGCCGTAAAGGAGGGGGTACCATTTATCCCCCAAGACCGCCCGTAGGATTTGTCCGTTACGCTAGCTCCTTTTGTCCGCTCGCCTCTAAGCATATACTCACGATCTCCGCGCCCTAGCGCATAACCGCCCCTAGCTATTTGGCGTCAGTACGGAACTGCGAGGTTCCGGACAATTCGTACGTCCGTTCTTGGGTTAAGGTTTTCAAAGGTCAGGTGAGCGTTTCGCGCGAGTCCATTTCGTCTCCGTCACCTCCCGGCGGTATCCATTGTCTAGGGGACAATTTCGATATTCCTCCTCAAGACGGCCTAATCATCGGTCGGCTCACATCTGAGGGATCCGGGGCGCAGTTTGCGAGCCGTAGGCTCGACTTACAAGTTATTGCCCCTACCGGGATCGGGGGACGCACGCGGTTGAAGCTCCCGAGCCGGGTTCGGCGGGGACTTCAACGCGACGCTCAATTTTCAAGGATCAGGTTAGGAGGGGCAAACTCGCGATTCAAACCTCTCGCAAACCCCCCGACCTCGCGAGGCGAGGTCCCCCGGAGTCTACCCTATACAAACACTGACGTCTAGGGAGTCATAAGATGTTTCCTAAGGAGTCCTAAGTTGAAATAAGGAGTCGTGCTTTTCCTTTGAGGTGTTTTGAAAGTGTTGTTTTGGCACATGACAGGGGGATGGATATGAACGGTTTGAACGGGGGTGAAAACCGGCCGTTTTGAGATGGGCTTACGTGCCCGATTGTATACGTACATGACGTGTATTGGTAAGTTACTACTTACCATCCAAGGCATACCAACGTACACGTCAGAGTTTTCGGTTTTTGGCTTGACTTGAGAAGGAGTTTTACGACTTACGAGCGGGAATTGCCTTGCCGAATCGTTCAGGCTTACGAGTTGGCTTGTATACGCAAGAGTTTTCACATGCTTTGACCGATTTTTCAGGCTTACGAGATGGCGTGTTTTGGAAGTTGGCTTGAGTTGCCGGGAACACTGTTCCTGTGTTGAGTTGAGCGTACAGCCGGCAGCCGAGCTGTACCCACGGATTTGGCTTGCCTTGACGGATTTTACAGGCTTACGAGATGGCATGCTTTGCCGACTTTGAACGGCTTATGAGTTGTCTTGACGTCGAAATGAGTTGACATGCGATTGTCGGGTGAGCCGACAATCTCAAGGCAAGACAGTCGGGGCGGCCGATGGTCGTGGCGTGAGACCGTCGGTCACGCCGACAGTCGGCACGGCCAATCGTAGGGAAAACAAGCTAAAATCCCCCGTTCGGGGGAGACGAACCGCGCGGTGCGCCGGTACGCTACTACCGAAGACGAACGAGGGACGGGGCGAACGGATCGCCCGCGAATCGGTCGTCGGGAAGGAAGCTATACCGAAGCTCGAAACTATCCGGAGGGCCGCTACCGCCCTTTACCTCGCGGCCCTCGCGGCCGACGGCGGAGCGGGCTACCCGTACTCCCCCGCGAAGACGACCGCGACGCTCGCGAAGCGGTACGGGATCGACCCCCGCGGCTCTATCGTCGGGATCGTCGCGGCGGAGTACTACCGCGAAAACGGGACGCGCGCTCCGCTCTCGTTCGACCGGCTCGCGAAGGACGGACGCCCGACCGAAGCGGGTATCGCCCGGAGCGTCCGTAAGGCCCGGGACGCCCGCGGACGGCTCGCGCGGTGGGAGGTACTCGCGTACCGCCTCGCGGCCGCTCTCGGTACCGAGACGATCCCGTCTCGCTCCGCGGTCGAAGGGTACTACCGGAAGGGCGGCGGCGACGTCGAGACGTCCTATACCGGGAAGGGTACGCGCGCCGGAGCGACCGCGACGCGCGGCGACGCTACCGTCGAGGTCTCCGCGTCGGATCCCGTCGCGGACGCGGCGGCCGCCGAGTAACGGCGCACCGCGCGAGCGGTATCCGCGTTCGGCCGAGAGGCCCCCTACGGGGGGCCTCTCTTTTCGCGCCGGGACTCCGGGAGGTGGGGATCGGGGACTTCAGATAGAAACTGGCTCGAAAAATATTCACACACGCCTAAAACCCCTGCTCACAAACACTTTCCTTCCACCAAACCCCCACCAAACTGCGCTCAAGAACCAGCCGAACACCCACCCAAGCGACACACGACCGGAAAAACGGAAAAATACACACGCGCAAAACGAACCAGCTGGAAACAAGCAACTTTCTTTCCACCAAAGCATATCAAAACCCAGTTCAAACCCCCATCCAACCCAACCCAAAAAAAATCCAACAAAACCTCAAAAAAAATCACACAATCCAACAAATCAAAAACCCAAATTCACTTACTACGCCTCCGCGACCCCCCCCCCCCCTCCGTGGCATTTCTCGTCTCCGCGCATACGTATACGGGGGAAAGTCCGAAGGACTTTGGGCGGGCGCGCGCTCGGGCGCATACGTGCGCCTACGCGAGGCCGGAAGGTGGGGGTCTGCCCTCGCGGGCGAGAGCGTAGTAAGTGGAGCTAGACTTCACGTCCTCCAACAGGTAGGATCGAGGAATCCCTAGAGACGCCCAACCAAGGGCAGAGAAAAGGAGGCACTATGGCAAGGCCAAGGAAGCAACCACCGGTGAGTCTCACGAAGGATGAATTGATCTACCTCGCGGGGCTGTTTGACGGAACGATTGGCTTGCGTGGAACGAGCGACATCTACGCAGTCGCCATCTCCAAGAAACCGGATTGGCCCGAAGTCATGGCCAAGAAGTACGGCGGCGAGTCCAAGCCGTTCACGTCCAAGGGCGGCAAGGTTCTGTTTGGTTGGTTTGTCCCGCTCCAGCGCAGGCTGGAACTCTTCCTCATGCTGGAGAACGCCCAACTCATCCAGAGCCTGGACCCATACGACTGTGATGGAGTCCGTGGCAGGCTCCAGAAGTCCATCAACTCGCTCAAGGAACGCGGCGGGGACTGACCTCTAGACGGCAAAAAGTCCAACCGGTATAATCCGGAGACGGCGGTCGGGGACCGGCGGTATCGGTGCCTGGGCGTCCGTTAGTGGCGGACCCTTGGGTTGCCCGGCCCTCGAACCAACCGGGCGTCCCCGCCTGGGGGTCCGCCACCCAACCGAGAAGGAGACACATGGACATCGACTTGTTCCACAGCCGCAAGGATGGCACAGCCGAGCCGAAGCCGCAGAAGGTCATGAACATTGCGCGGCTGGAGACGACCGTCGAGGCTGATGATGGTCAGCAATTCCGCCTGATCGTACTAGACGCAGACGACAGCTTCGACCTCGTGATCCAATATCCCAACGACCAGCGCGAGATCGTCTGGTCTTTGATCCGCGAGCGCCTGGGCCAGTGACCATGAGTCACGGGTCTTACCAGAGAGAGATCGAGGCCCTGCGCTCCCGGCTAGTCGCAGCCACAGCTCGCGTAGCGGAGCTAACCCAGGAGAACGTCGCTCTGCGAGAACGCTTGTACAACTTGGACATTGCCGAGACAAACGAGATGCTCGCCCGCCGGAACGAGAACCTCAAGAGGAAGGCGTGAGCGTTGTTCACGTCGAACCCGTGGCTGATCTTGTTACCCACGACTGCACGGGCGGCGCGCTCTGCGAGTGCGTATGCGGCCCCGATATCGAATTTGTAGAGAACGGCGGCATACTCGTCATCCATCACTCGCTCGACGGACGAGAAACCAAGGAGACCACGTGAAGAGATACCGCTGCATGAACCGACGCTGCTCCCGTTTCAACAGCACCACCACCGGCAAGCGCTGCGTCTGCGGCTCGACCGCCAGGTACCCGCGCTCGGACAAGCGCAGAACGGAGGAATGATGGACACGGCCTGGGCAATCTTGATCGCGTTCCTGATCTTGCTCCCGTTCATCTATCTGTTCCTCTGGAGGATGAAGTGACAAACGAAGAACAGCCCAGCGCGTTCGTGCAGGCTTGGAACAAGTCCATCGAGCGCGAGCAGCGGCTACGTTCCCGTGTTGAGAAGGCAGAGGCGGCTCTGGCCCGTGTCTCTCAGGAGCGCGAGCAGTACCGCATCGAGGCCGACTGCGGGTTGCGCGACTACGACGCCTTGGAGTTGAAATATGGGACTCTCGAAACAGCGCTACAGGAGATAGCCGACGCTCGCGGCAACCAGGACTCCGGCTATGCGATGAAAGCAATTGCCCGTGTGGCGTTGGCGTCGGTGGCTGACAGGTGAGCTGCGTCGTCTGGTTCTCGGTCGGCGCCATTGGAGGCGCAGCCTTCGAAGCGACCGCGCCGAACCATCCGGTGATCGCGGCCGGCAGCGCCGCCTGCCTCATAGCGGGGATTTTGCTGTTGGTCTATCTCGGGAGGCGGTGAGAGCTTGCGAGGGATCTTCTGCGTAGACCCGGGAGAATCGACCGGTCTAGCCTGGGGAGTCGTGAACGACAGGGCGTACACGGCCCTAGAGGCCGTCGCGGGGCGACTCGCCCCGGCGGGATCCGCGACCTTGATCGGGACGGAGGCGGAACAGATCCGCCTCTTGTACGTCTACTGGACGGGGTTCAAGAAGCACTGCGTCAGCATCAACTTGCTCGACCCCAGCGAGGTCGATCTCGTGATCGAGGACTTTGTCCTCTTCCCGGGTGAGAAGCCGGGCAAGTCCACCACCGTGCCGGAGCGGATCTCTTGGGGCTTTGAGGGATATCGCATGGCCATGGCCGACTCCTGGCGCAGGTCTCTGCCCAAGCACTACAACGAGGTCATTTGGCAGAAGAGTGGCGCAGCTCACCGCTTCAAGAACCAAAAGATTCTCAAGAAAGCGGACGCTTGGGTTGTGGGAAGAGATCATGAGCGCAGCGCCTTCTCACATATGATCCTGCGAGTGAACGTCCTCATGGACGGCAAGCGCCCAGGAGCCCATCGCCCTTTATAACGCGCGAGTAGGCGCGGGCGCGCGACTAGGACCCATTATCTGTTGCCGCTTTACGTAGAGCGGCAGATGGGGTAGTCTTCCTCCGTGCCAGTAGATCCCAGCATTCGTGTCTTGCCTGTCCAAGACACCTTGATCCGCGACCCCGAGTGGGAGGAGTTGCAGAGGACTCCAGGATCAGGACCCTCCGAGGGGCGGATTGTCTACTGGGATCCGATCCATGGATGGGTCTACAAGGACGGTCCCAAGATCGAAGTCGGCATCCGGGGACGTGCCGGACACGAGAGGCCGTACTGATGCCACCTGCCATCCCACGCAAGCGCAGGTTACGCAGAAAGAGCGAGGTCTGCGGGGCCAAGACCAGGAAGGGCACCCTCTGCCAGATGCCGGCGGGGCATCGTACGGACCACCCGGGAGTGGGCACCTGCTTCTATCACGGTGGCAGGATGAAGTCGCATCGTGTATATGGCGTCAAGAAGCAGGCAATCAAGTTCATGGGGGCACCCAAGGACATCAATCCGCTGGACGCGATTATCTGGTGCATTCGGATCACGGCGGGCGAGGTCGAGTGGCTCTCCATCAAGATCTCGGAGGTTGACGAGGATCTCTGGATCGAGCATACCCCGCTCGGAAAGCAGATGCACGTTCTCCAGCGGACGCGGGCGGACGCGCAGGACAGGCTCGTCCGCTACAGCTCCCAGGCAATCTCGCTCGGCTTGGCCGAACGCAGCATCCGGCTCGCGGAGCAATTCGGGGCGACGATTGCGCGCCTTCTGGAAAGCGTGGCAGGCGAATTGAACCTCAATGCAACACAGCAGAAGCAATGGCCGCAGATCGTTCGAAAGAACCTGATCTTGCTGGAGGCGTCCGCCTCGCCTCCGGAGGACCTGCAGTTGATTGAGGGCAATGGCAACCGCAGAAAATAACCTTCCGCTCAGCAACCTCCCGCCCGGGACGGCCAGCGCAGCTTTGCGCTACTTGTTCCCGGAGCCAGCCCCGTATCTGGACGACGCGAAGGGCTGGATCAAGGACAAGCTAGGCGAACAGATTTGGAGCAAGCAGGAGGACATCTGCGACTCCGTGGTGGCGAACCGCTACACAGCGGTCAAGGCCTGCCACGGACCTGGCAAGAGCTTTATTGCCTCGCGGATTGCCTGCTGGTGGCTCAATATCCATCCGCTCGGGGATGCTTTCGCGGTTACAACCGCCCCCTCCTGGCCGCAGGTGCAGGCGATCCTATGGCGCGAGATCAGGCGTGCTTGGCGGATCGGGAAGCTACCCGGGCGGATTACTCTTGAGTGCCAGTGGTATATGGGCGAGGGCAAGTCGGACGAGGAACTGATCGCGATGGGGCGCAAGCCCGCCGACTACAACGAGCAGGCGTTTCAGGGCTTGCACGCTCGCTACATTCTGATCATCCTCGATGAGGCCTGCGGGATCCCGGAGGTTCTCTGGACTGCCGTCATGACGCTGATGACGAACGAGAACGCTCGCGTCCTGGCGATTGGGAACCCAGACGACCCCGGCTCGCACTTCGCGCAGATCTGCAAGCCGGGGAGCGGCTGGAACGTCATCACGATCCCCGCTTTCGAGACCCCCAACTTCACGGGCGAGGAGATCACACCCCTGATGGCGGAGAATCTCGTCACTCCGATGTGGGTGGATGATCGCCGCCGGGACTGGGGCGAGGGATCTCCACTCTGGCAGGCGAAGGTCTTGGCCGAGTTCCCGGACATCTCCGACGAGTACCTGATCTCGCCGGGGATGATCCAGACGGGCATCATGACAGACCTGCCAGGGATCCAGAAGGGCCGTTACGGCGCAGACGTATCTCGTATGGGCGAGGACAAGACATTGGTCTACCGGAACCGCGGCGGCGTGATCCGCTACGTCGATTCCTGGGGCATGACCGATACGATGCGGACGACCGGCAAGTTCAAGCTACTGCTCGACCAGCACCTCGCTATGCAGCGGCCTGACTTCGTAGTTGACATCGTCGGCCTCGGCTCGGGTGTCTACGACCGCCTGCGCGAGCAGGGATACCCGGCCATCGGCTTCAGCGGCGCGGAGCGCGCCTACCGTCCGGACAAGTTCAAGAATCGGCGGGCCGAGGTCTACTGGACATTCCGGAACGATCTGGAGGGTGGTCTGATAGACCTCGATCCCGCCGACCTGGAGCTTCAGTCACAGCTCCAGAACATCAAGTGGTGGGTGGACAGCGGCGGCAGGATTCAGATCGAGTCGAAGGACGACATGCGCGAACGGGGAGTCAAGTCCCCCGACCGCGCAGATGCTTGCGTGTATTCGACTGTTGCCTCGGCTGGGCATATCTACCAGCCGATCCAGTCGGGCAGTATTGCCAGCGACCTTCTCACGATGGAGATGTAATGGCTAGAGTAGCGATTAAGATCTACACGGTTCACGACTGGAACGCTCGCAGGCCGAAGCAGGGGATCCAGACGGTTGGCAGGGCATCGCGGATCATCTTCCACCACACAGCCGGCCATCATCGCGAGATCTCAGGCGCGGGCGAGAGCATTCAGGAGTCGATGCAGTACGCCCGCGACATCCAGAACTTCCACATGGACACGAATGGCTGGACCGACTCCGGGCACAACTTCCTCGTCTGCCGCAACGGCGCGATCCTGCAGGGGCGCTGGCTAACGGTCTCCGCGATCCAGGCCGGTCACATGGTCCTCTCCGCTCACTGCCCCGGCCAGAACGACCAGATCGGGATTGAGCACGAGCATTACGCCGCTGAGCCGATGACGAAGGAGCAGCGCGAAGCCTCTGCGCGGTTGCAGGCCTGGATCGCCTGGAAGTACAACAAGGCGACGGTTCTGCCCGTCGGCCCGCATAGCGCCTACTACGCGACCGCATGTCCGGCGAACCTGAAGAACGAGATCCCGAATATCACTCGGATGGCTCAGCAGATCCTGAAGGGCGGCGTCTGATGGGATACGGACTGATCGGCATCCTCGTCATCATCCTGCTGGTCGTGCTGATCTTCTATTTCGTCAGGAGAGCGTAATGGCGCGTCCGCGTAACACCATCGCGACTACCGGGTCCAAACCGCCCATCAACGAGATCGGGGCCGTCCTGAACGGCAACTTCACTCCGGCGGGGATGGCGCCCTGGACGATGTGGGTGGACATCGAGGAGACGGTGCCGGAGCTGAGATGGCCCAACTCTGTCCGCACCTACTCGACCATGCGGAACGACTCGCAGATCGCCGCGCTCTACCAGGCGACGGTGCTCGCGCTCGGGAAGATGGAGTGGTTGATCGACCCGAACGGCGCGGACGACGCCATGGTGCAGAAGGTCGCTGAGGACTACGGTCTCTCGATCCTCGGTGATACTCAGGACGACCGGCCGGTGGGACGGTTGAAGAAACGGTTCTCCTTCCGCGAGCATCTGCGCAAGGCGTTCAAGGCCGGGATCTTCGGCCACTACTTCTTCGAGCAGGTCGGCTACATCGGCGACGGCACCCAAGGTCGGCCTGACGACGGTCTCTGGCATTTGCGGAAGCTCGCAGAGCGCCCGCCGAGTACCATTGAGCAGTTCAGGGTCGCGGACGATGGCGGGCTGGTCTCCATCATCCAGAACGTCACGACTCCCCGGAACAACTCCTGGCAGCAGCCGCTCCCGGAGATCCCCGTGGATGTACTGGTCGGCTACGTCTGGGATCAGGAGGGCGCGAACTGGGCCGGACGTTCCTGGTTCCGCGAGTGCTACAAGAACTATCTGATCAAGGATCGCCTGCTGCGGATTGATGCTGTGAATCATGAACGCGCGGGCGGTGTTCCTTACATCGAGGCTCACCCCGGGGCTACGCAGGACGAGATCCGTTCCCTCAATCAGATGGCGCAGAGCTTCCGCGTTGGCGATACCGCCGGTGGGGCAGTCCCGGCCGGGGCGAAGTTCAACATTGCTCGTGGTCTGCAAAGCTCGGTGATCGACTCGGTGATCTATCACGACGAAGCGATGGCCCGGAAGTTCATGCTGATGATCATGCAGCTTGGACAGACCAAGTCTGGATCCCGCGCGCTCGGAGCTACCTTCGTAGACTTCTGGGCTGCAGGGATGGAGGCAATCGCCTGGTGGTTCTGCGACACCTTCAATGAACATGTGATCGAGGACGACATCGACTGGAACTGGGGTGAGGACGCATCTCCAGTTCCTCTCTTGACGTTCGACTTCGATCCCGAGTTGATAACGCAAGAGTTGATCTCGCTCATCACCGCCGGAGCTGTCGTGGTAGATGATGAGCTGGAGGCGGCGATTCGTAAGGAGATGGGACTGCCGCCCGCTCAGTTCCATCACGAGGATCCGAACAAAATACGCCAGGACGCTCTCGATGCTGCAGCTAAGCAGGACGCGCAGAGTCAGCCTCCCGGCAAGAGTGCGCCGCCGTCGGCGGGTAAGCCGCAGCCCACAGGTAAGGCGCAATGACGGCGGCGACCAAACACCGCGGCTCCCTCCCGGCGGGAGGTCGTCGCCGTCCCTTCAACAAGGAGGTAGGTAGTGGCAAAGGATAGGATCGACACAGCCAACCCGAAGTTCAGGGGTGCGTTCAGCGGCCAGCAGGGTGTCGCTTCCGGGATGAACGTCGGCGGTCTGACCGACGCCCAGGTTCGCATCAACGCCTGGGGGCAGGGCAAGATGCTCCACGACCAGCTCGCCAAGGACAAGAGCGCGAGTAACCCGGTCCCGTGAGGTTCAAGCTACTACGCGATCCGCGTCTACTCAGGGCATCTGGACCAGAGATCAGCGTCCCCTACCAGGGCGACGACGGTCTCTGGAGGATCGACAACGTTCCGATCTGCGAGACCGGGATCGAGTATCGGCTTGGCACCGGGCCGCACACGTTCACCGAGGCCGAGCTAGCGGACGCAGTCAAGGCCGCGTCGGGGAGCGACGTGGCGATCAACTCTCCCCGGATCAAGCTCGGCCACACGTCGAAGGCCAACGAGCTGTTCCTTGGCGAGGACGAGCCTGCTTTCGGCCGAGTCGAGAACATGCGACTCAGCGACAACAAGCAGACAATCGTTGGCAACTACGTCGGGACGCCCGAGTGGTTGACGAAGATTTTGCCAGTCGCGTATCCCAGCCGCTCCGTTGACGCGCAGCTCGATGTCGAGACCGTCACTGGCAAGCGGTACGGGATGATCGTCACCGACGTGTCTCTTCTCGGAGTGCGCTGGCCAGGATGTACGACGCTGGAGGATCTACCGCTTTGGTACGGCGGCGAGACTCCGGAGCACGTAGAGGTGGACAAGATCGCAGCCTCGCTCGACGTGATCGCGATCCGTCGCAAGTTCTACCAGGAGGGTCCAGGCAAGGCCAACGACTCCTCTTGGATCCGGGGAGAGCGGTACGACACCGACGAAGGTTACAACCTCATCGTAGACGAGGGGAACGGCGAGATCAGCCGCGTCCCCGTCAAGGTCGATGGGGAGGTCGTTGAATTCGGGGATGCGGTGCTCGTCACCGAGGAGTACCCCGACAAGGTGGCGGCGGCTTCGGCTGTCCTCGCCGGGATGAAGATGGCGGATCCGGCCATGATCATCCATGCAACCCGGGCAGAAACAACGCCCGACAACTCAACCCAGGAAGGAGAGGCTATGGACGAAGAACTGCGTCTCAGCCTCGCCGCCCGTCTGGGTCTGCCCGCGGACGCGACAGAAGAGCAGATTCGCACGGAGCTGGCAAAGCCGGTGGAGACACCGCCGCCGCCACCGCCAGGTGACGACGACGAAGGTGAGGGCGAGGGCGATGGCGAGCCGGAAGGCGAATCAACCGTCACGCTCGACCGCGAGACCTTCGAGCAGCTGAAGACCGGCGCTGCGCTCGCCGCCTCGCATGAGCAGGAGCGAGTCGGCAATCGCATCACCGAGACCGTCGAAGCGGCAGTCATGGACGGACGGATCCCGCCCGCGCGCCGCGAGCACTGGGGGAAGGCTCTCAAGGCCGACTTCGAAGGGACCAAGACCGTTCTCGACGGTCTGGAGAAGGGCACAGTGCCTGTCACCATCCGTGGCAATTCCGGCGCGGGCGACGGCGAGGGCAGCGGGGACGAAGGACAGGTGACGGGCCTGCCCGAGGACTGGTTCCCGGAGATCAAGACCATCCGTGCTCAGGCAGCAACTGACCGGCGGGTCGTCAACGCGAAGGAGGGCTGATACGTGGCGAACGATCTCTACCCCTACTATCGCCCTGGTGACGATGTCACCTGTTTCGCAGTAGGTGCCGTGACGGGCAAGCGTTGCGTTCAGATCGCAGCTGCTCTGCTCGCAACGGAGAAGGGCGAGGGTCTCGCCACGACGGCCGGTGGAGGCACGTACCGCGTCTCGATCCCGTCGGCCGCAGGTGCGAACGGCGGCGCTCTCAAGATGATCTTCGGCGTCGCCAAGTACGACGCTGCGATCAACAAGCTCGTGGGAGTCGCTCGCGAAGGGATCGTCCCGATCACGACAAGCGTGGCGGTCACTGCCGGGGCATCCGTCGAGGTCAAGGCCGATGGAACCATCGGTCCAGTCACGACCGGCGTGGCCATCGGCTACGCCTGCGATGATGCCGGAATCGGAGCCGACTGTCCTGTCGCGCTCCTGATCAGCTGAGAGGAGGTAGACATGAAAAACAGAGTCATCCTGGACAGGGATATCGTCTGGGTCCCGGGGCAGCCCGGAATCATCCGGGCGCGTGAAGCCATCGAGGCTTCGACATTCCAGAGTCCAATCGCGCATCCTCTCGGCCCGCCGACAGTCAGCGGTACGACGATGACCGTCGATCTGGCGCTCAACGCGCCGACGCGAGTAACACGAACACTGATGGACCTCACGCTTCAGAGGTTCTTCGCTGATCGTGTCTTCACGTCGGCGGGAGGCGTCAGCGGTGGCGCAGTGGTGTACGACGAGCTACTGGCCAACGATCTCTACTCCGACCGCGACATCCGCCGGGTCGCTCCGGGTGACGAGTTCCCGCTCATCACCAGCTCGCGGCGCGCACCGAAGGTTGCCGAGGTCGAGAAGTGGGGCGCCAAGTTCTTCACGACCATCGAGGCTCGCGACCGGAACGACATCGCGGTCTTCACGAGGAACATCCGTATGATGGCGAACACCATCGTGCGGAAGATGAACCAGCGGGCCGTCGAGGTTCTGGAGGCAGCAGTCCAGGCCTCCCCGAACCGCCTCGTCACCGGCGTCAACTGGAGCACCGTCGTCACGGCGGGCTCCACGGCCAGCAACTCGAACCTCTGGCCTGGGTACGACTTCTCTCGTGCGCAGGCGCAGGCAGAGACCGAGGAACTGGGGATCGTGTACGACCTGTGGATCCTCAATCCGCAGGAGTACCTCCAGCTCGCCCGGATCTACGGGCCATTCCTCAACGACTTGCTCTCGTCGTTGGGCCTGTCGATCTTCGTCACGAACCGCGTACCGGCCGGCAACGCCTACGTCGTACAGTCTGGCCAGGTCGGCCAGATGCGCGTCGAACAGCCGTTGCAGACCACGCAATGGTACGAGCAGGAGACCGAGCGTTTCTGGACGCAGAGCAGCGTCCGTCCGCTCATGTTCTGCGACAACCGGTTCGCCGTCCTGAAGTTCACCAACCTCGCCGGGTAAGGAGGGAACATGGCACAGGAACTGCATGGCGCCGACCCCACCGCTACGGCTGGGGAGGACTATGAGGTGCCGGAGGAGTACGCAGGTCAGGGTGACACTCGTGTCATCCGTGCACTCCGGTTCCTCTACACGGTCTCTCGCGAGGACGCCTCCGGGATGATCGTGGTCGAGCCTCAGGAGGCTCTGGAAGGAGAGAAGGTCACCCTCGAACAGATCGGTCTCATCGCCCAGATGAAGGGCGAGGAATCTCATTCGTTCTACACGGACGATGAGCGGGAGCGGATCGAGTCGGGTGGCAACCCGGACGAGCCGGCAACACTCCCGTCCGGCGACGTCAGCTCGCTCGGTGAGTACGAGCTGGCGGAGTACATCAAGGGCGACAACCCGAACGGCAAGGAGCTGACGGTGAACGAGACCGTCGCACTGGCGCAGGGCGACAAGGACTTCGCCCATCGTCTGCTCCAGGCCGAGAACATCGCAACTGATGGTGAGCCTCGCAAGGGCGTCGAGGCAGGGCTCACGTCGATCATCGAATCGGAGTAGGTCATGGCTGAACTCAAAGCCTTGACGTACGTCAATGTTCCGTTCCTGGACGGTGGGGCGGGACGTAGCTACAAGCCGGGTGACATGATTCCCGATACCGATTTTGCGGAGTCGGTCGAGCTGGGAACATCAGCCATCGGGGAAGACGATTGGGATGGCAAGGAGTCAGCCGAGTCGATGATTGCGAAGTTGATCGACGGCGGCGCGCTCTCGGAGGATCCCGACGCCGAACTGCACCCGGCTCACCGTCCTGTTGAACCCGGCACTCCTACAGTTGCGGGACTCGTCGAGCAGGCGAAGTTCCTCGTGGCTGAGATGGAGGAGGCCGGGGAGCCGGTTCCCGATGAGCTTCGCCTAATGGCGGAGTCAAGGGAGCTGGTAGGAACGGACGACGAGGCAGCAGGGGGTGACGCAAGTGCATAACGGAACAACCCTCTGGATCTGCGAGAAGTGGTCGGATGAAGCCGTCAAGTTCGCTCAGCGCAAGCTGGAACGGATCGACGTGCGGCGGATTCCGATCTCACACGGGATCGAGGTCGCAAAGCTCGTTCCTATCAAGACGGGGATCTCCTCAGCGTTTTTGCGGGCGCTGGTTGGTCCTCCCGAGGAGTGCGCCGAAGTTGTCGGCAACCTTCTCGTGAACGAGGGGATCCAGAGGTTGCAAGACCTCACCATGATCGCCACGCCGCTGACGAACCAGACAGCGGCGAATGCCTGGGGTACCACCAACGCCTATCTCGGGGTAGGCGACTCAGTCACGGCAGAAGTGGCAACGCAGACGGAGCTTCAGGCTGCGACTAATCGCTTCTATAAGATCATGAACTCGACCTTCCCCTCGCGCGCGTCTCAGACGGTCTCGTTTGCCTCGGACTTCATTACCTCCGAGGCGAACTACGTCTGGGCCGAGTGGTCAATCGCGGCGGGCGCTACGACAGTGTCGGGTGGTGGGTTCACATCGGGAACGGTGAACCTCAACCGGAAGGTCGCGGCTCTCGGCACGAAGGCGTCCGGTACATGGACGCTGACAGCTCAGGTGACGCTCTCCTGAGGTCAGGCTGCGCCGTCCCATCCGCAAGGGGCGGCGCAGCGCCTAACTAATATGAGCGAGACATTCTCCTATGAGAACGATGGAACCTACGTCCGTACGGGCGAGTGCTGTCGCTGCGGAGAGTGTTGCTGGGGCGATCCCTTTCAGGGCGAGATGGGAGAGGCTCCGATCCCCGGAGCTTGTCCCCTCTTGGCTCTCGCGGGCGGGCGCTACGTCTGCACCGATCGTTTGAACTCGTATTACCTGAATGGATGCAACGTCTGGCCATCGCATCCCCTGCAGATCGCGGATAAGCCGAGCTGTACCTACAAGTTTGAGAAGATCGCCTAATGGCAACCTTCATTGGTGAAATCTCTGCGTCGGCTACTAGCGTCGCTATCCCTACTCATCAGCCGGGTGATTTGATTGTAATTGTTTCGCGCGGTCCTACTACTGTACCAACGCCACCTGCTGCTGGCGGAACAGTTCCCACTTTCGTGAATCTTAGTGGTGCCGGAGGTAGTGGAGTTTGCTATTCGTGCTATATTGCATATGCTACTGCATCGAATCATACTACTGGAACCTGGAGCAACGCGACGGAGATGATAGCTGCGGTATTCCGTCCAGCAGCGGGGAATTCATTTCTTAAGGGTGCTGGAGGCGGTGGTCAACAGGCTGTTGCTGCTAGTATTGTCTACCCGGCTGGTGCAGCCCCATTTGGAAAGCTCAATGGAACTTCTCTAGGTCTACGACTTGGTGCTCGCGCTTCGTTGGATGCCAATATGGGCAATCCTCCGACTGGATGGACAAGCGCGGGTGTTGAACCTGCGGCTCCGAATGGTCTTGTGACACTGCACTATCGCTTTGCCATAACCGTGCAACCAGTTGCCGACACGGTAACTATGGCAACTAGTGCTCAGGAACGTGCAGGTACATTTGAGATTTTCGAGGGCATCTTTGTTTCGGATTCGGATACGAACGGAGTAACAACTGAGACAGCTACCGCCGCTCTCAAAACTCCGAAGCAGTATCTGCTGGGATCTGGGGCTGATGGAAACTTTGCCGCTCTGGCCGATGGAGTCGATCAGACAGCGGCTTCTCGTACGGACGGCTGGACTGTAGCCAAGACCGCAGCTGGCAACGCTTCGGACTTCGATGCGGGCACCAAGCAGCTCGCGACTTCTTTTGCGACGGCGTCAGGCAAGCCGTCGGCAATTCTGATCGGTACGACCGCTAATGCATTCAAGACTCCTGCCGTTCTGAACGGAGGGTTCGTAGCGGGGGCATGGATTCTTTCATTTGCAGTCAGAGCCGTCACCCTCTCTGCGCAGGCAGGACGAGCGCGCGTCCGTGTCTACAAGGGATCGGCCGCGGATGGGTCGAACGCGGTAGAGCTGACATCAGGTACGCAGGTTGGCTCAACTACCGGGACTCTCTCCACGACCGTAGATGTAGTTTCTACCGTCACTTGGGTTCCGGGCGCGATCACTCTGAACAATGAGTACCTCTTCTTCGTGGTCGCTTGGGAAATTACAACGCAATCAGGTAGCACCTCGGCCGATGTTGTTCTGCGAACGGGGCAAGCAGCCGCCGGTACTGGAGTCGTAACTTCTTCATTCACTCCCTCGACTCCAATTTCAGCGACCGATGCGAACGGGACGACGACCGAATCTGCCTCTGTTGCGGTTGCTCCCCTTACTCTGATCGATGACTTCAATCGGGCGAATGGCGCGATCTACGCGGGCGCGGGCGCGGCAATCTGGACGGGTCACGGGATCGGAAATACCACCCCGGCTACTAACTCCGCTGTCATTGGGAACCAGGCCGGGGTCCTCGCCGCCAACGCCAGTTGCGCCTCGCTTCTACTCATGCAGTCAGACTTCGATATGACCTGGGACTGCGTAGTTGCGCCGGGTGGCGGTGCGGGAGCGAACTTCTACGTCTGCTTGAGTAACTACGATCAGGGCACTTGGAACGGCATCGCTATTGGATACAATGCCGGTCCTTGGTACGCGACCTCCTACACCGCAGGTAGCGGTTCTCCAGCAGGAAGCGCAGCCAGTGCCGCGATCCAAGCTGGTGAGACGTATCTCATCTCGAAGAGAGGGACAACTGTCTCTTTCTTCAAGTCAACTACTGGCGGACCATTCACGTTGATTATGAGTTTCGGCGTAGCGGGCACTTTCGGAGCTGGCGCTTTCGGCACAGTCTTCACCGATACAACGCAGCGCTGGGACAACCTTCGCGGCGGGCCTCTAGCTCCCATTCCGATATCGAGTACGGATGCGAATGGAGCGACGACCGAGAGTGCGTCCTTCGTTGCTCAATTGGTCGGGACCGACCCGACTGGTCCGGAGATTGAGCTAGCTACACTAGTCACGCAACTGTCGGCCTCCGACTTGAACGGGACGACGACCGAGGCTGCGACGCCAAATACCCTGGTTGCCTCGACGGATACGAACGGAACGACAACCGAGTCTCAATCCGTCAATATAGTTCAGGCGGTCTCAGCAACCGACACGAATGGAACGACGACTGAGGCGCAGTCGGTCGTTGTTTCGATCTCGACCTCGGATGCGACTGGGACGGCGACCGAAGCGCAATCAGTCAAGGGCGTCGTCTCTACCGCTGATGTCAACGGGACTGTGACCGAAGTCGGGACGGCAGTCCAGGGAGTCGTCCCGATCAGCGGATCGGACTCGGGCTCAGGTTCTGAGACTGCGACGGTGAAGGCGGTTCTTGCCGTAGCCGACGGAATGGCGGGGGTATCGTACCACGACACAATTGTCGGTGGCGGGCCATACGCCTACTATCGCTTGGGTGAGTCCTCGGGAACGAGTGCCGCTGAAGAGATCAGCGGATACAGCGGTACCTTTGTCGGTAGTCATGGAGGCCCAACTCTCGGACAGGCGGGGATCCCCGGCGGGCAAGGGAGCACAGCGATAGGAGGAACGGGTGGCGACTCGGTAGCTCTAACCAATCTCCC